TGAACGATGATATTATCTTTAACCTGAACATTTTTATTCCCTTTCATCGTCTGAACATAATCTTCTTTGTTCTTCTCTAATGAAGATATGTCAGCATATCTATTTGTCTTCATTAGTTCCTTAATCTTATTGAAGATTGAAAGTATTGAAGGTTTACAATCTAACACTAATGTCTCTAAAAATCCTGGTTTGTTTTTAAACGCCAACAATAACTTGTTTGTAACCAAACCTAATAACATTCTATTTTCTTTAGCACTCTTTTCTTTTGACGTTCCATAAACATAATTCATTACCATTTCAGGTGTAATGTTTTTGGAAGCGTAATCCGCACTATCAACCATAGATATAGTTGCCACATCTTCAGGTGTAAAAATTTCAGATGCCGGAACAATCTGTGAAAGGGTTTCGACATTTGAACGAGCCCCTCTGAACTGAGTTGACTTAGTTTCGTCAGCTCCGGCTTGTCTATCATGATGGTCTGTATGAACTACAAACATTGGTTTTCCGTGAGCGAAGTCTACTAGTACCGGCATAATTTCACCTTCAGCATCTGCTTTCTTAACGGCAAATTCTTTATCACCATATTGGATTACTTCAACATCAACAACTTTGATTCCGTTGTCTTCCAAATACTTTTTCATCGCTAATGCAGTTGCAACACCATCTAAATCTTGGTGAAAGTATATCTTTGCTTTTTTGTATCTATCAGAAAGTTCTCTTATGTTTCTAATACCACCTTCGGAAATTATCTTTTTCATTAATAATAAATATAATAGTAAAAAAAAAGTTCATCATTATGATGAACCTTTTAAAGTAAAAAAGTAATATACCTCTATTTTAAAGTTAACAAGTATTTCAACTGGTTAATTTCTGCTAACATCTCATCACGGATGTTTAATAAATCCGAATCCATCTTTGGGTCATACTCTTCAGACAATCCCACCAAGTATTCACATACTGAACTAACATATTCTGTTAAGTCAAGTTCTTCAATATCACTACCACCTAAACTATATCCACCTGTAAAAGTTGGTCTTCCGTGTTTACCCATACAAACTTCAACAAACTTATCAATCAAATCATCAAGTGAATCGTAAATACGTCCATAAGCCCCATGTCTTGAAAATGATTTTGTTTGCCAGTGTAGTATTCTAAACTGAGTTTGTGTCTCTAATAAAAATTTAATAATCTCTGAATTTTTCATCATAATATTTTATTATAAATATACAAATAAATAAAAAAACGGAGTTTACTGAACTCCGTTTTCAAATTGTAACTTCTGTTGGCGCTTTTGGTCAACAAAACTTTGTATTCGTTGTTTAGCAATTTCACAATAGTTTTCACTTAATTCAATACCAACCCATCGTCTATCATGAACAACTGCCGCCACACAACTAGTTCCTGAACCATTGAAGGGGTCTAATACCACATCATTTCTGTATGACAATATCTTGATTGCCTTTTCGGGAATATCCATGGAGAACGTCGCCTTTGTTAGTGTACGGGTGTCAGCAAAATACTTCCATTGTCCAAACACCAATTCCATAAACTCTTTCTTATCTTGTTCAGAATAAGCAACTTTATTCTTCCCTTCTTCAGTTAGATAAGGTACTCCTTTCCATTGGGGTTCACCTTTAATTTTCTTAATGTGAACTTTTTTATAAGCCAAGATAACACACTCTTTTGGGTTATAAATGTAAGGAGCCGACGGACTCATCCAAGAACCCCAAGCAGTTGTCTTACTTCTATGAGGACTATCTTCTTCCAAGTCAACAACACCAAAAAACTTAAACCCAATCTCCTTCATGACCTGATAAAACTCGGAAACAAAAAAAACTCTACCACCTCTATCTTGTACATTAACCTCATAAGGAATATTAATTGCTACCCTACCATCGTCTTTCAATAGTCTATATGATTCAGTTAACCAATCTTTAGTCCAATCCCAATAATCTTCCATTTTTAAATTATCTAAATGTGTATCATATGGGATATTACAGTTGTAAGGTGGGGATGTTACAATTAAATCCACCCATCCTTCGGGCATATCTTTCATCACCTCAATACAATCTCCGGTAATAACTTTATTAATATAATTTTCAATCATTCTGTAATTTTTCTATCTTTTTTTCAATATACCATATAGCCTTCTTCAGGTCCTGAACCACGTTTTCTTTCTTACCAGCTCGTGATAAGTATTTAACTGCGTTACCTAAATAAAAATCTTTATCTAAACCCCAAGCATCAATAACTTTTATCGCTTCGTAAACATTCGACGCTCCCCCATAATGGTCGGGATGGTTAACCATTTCTTTTTGTTCTGACATAATATTCTTTTCCATATTTACTTTCTTCAAGTATACCCTCACTCACAAATTTTTCAATTCGTTTTCTTGTTTCGTCGATTCCAACTCGTAGGATATAATCACAAATGTAATTAATATGAACTGGTTTTTCAAGTTTTCTTAACAGAACTTCATTCAGGTCTATATTGTTTCTCATATTCTTTAAATTTAATTTCAATTTCTTTGGATGAAAATAATATGGCATCAGCGTTAAGATAATACCTAATATTTTCGGGGTTCATTTCTATTTCTTGTATTTGTAATTCTCCTACAATCTTTTTGTTGAACCCCATATTACAAAAGTATTAATTTTTTTTTAGATTAACAATTGTTTTTTTCTGAACTATGTAACTTAATACCTTTCTTTTAAAGATTGGTAGGAGTGTATTCTCAAATGGTAAGTCGTTGGATGACATTAATTCAAAGATAGGTAAACTTATATCTTGCGTTAATTCATTTAATATTGTTTTGATAACCTTTTTACTTTCACCATCAAATATCAACTGAACCGCAAATTTACTGTCGTGTTTAACAGTGTTAACATCACCAGTCGTATACTTCCAAATCCTTTTGTTGTTCCCCTTAAGTGTAAAGAAGTATCCTGTTTCTAAACTTTGATTTTTATTCTCGTTGATATGTTTGATTGATACTGAATCGTATGTTAATGTCCAAAGAGCTTTGATAACATTAAAGTATTCAAAAAACTTCGGTCCGGCATATTTTAGAATCTTATTTAGTTCCTCTAACTCATCATCACCTAACTTTGGGATTGGTGTAAATTTAAGTTCATTGATTAATATTTCATCATCAATAACTTCAAATTTTTTGTTTACAAGAATATATTTAAACTCTGAAGATATCGTTTGAAGATTTGCTAAGTGTAACGACATTTCACTGAATAACGGATACAACTCAAACTTTTCAATCTTATCGTCACAGAAATTTAAGAAGTCCATCAACATATAATACTTATGTTCGTAGTCAACTGGTTCTGTTAACAACCAGTCTGTTGATAACTTAAAATGATTGTCTTTTTTTGATTTTCTTCTTTTTGGTTTTGTTTCCATTTTACCCATCTATTTGTAAAATGTAATATGTTTCATCATTAAATTCAATAGTATCGTAATCACCATCGTAAGAGTTCAATGTGTGACCGATACCGTCAGTTTCAACTAACCCTTCTTTGAAACCTTTTATGTCTATATAATTTTCAATATTCAAACCATATACTTCAATTACGTTCGCAGGGTCATCAACCAAATCATTAATTAAATCTTCAACCTTTTCCTCAATTAAATTTTCAGGGACAGTTTTATCACTATCTCTTAACTCATCAAGTTCTTCATTTAATTCATCTTCTTTTTCTTGGTCTATTTCAGAATCTTCCAAAAACAATTCAATTTCATCAATTCTTTCTTGAACTGCTGGGTCTGAATATTCAAAATCTTCCTCGTCAAAAAAGTCTTCAAGGTTTTCTCTAACATTATTTTCTTCATCGTCTCTAAAAGTTTCCTTAAGTTCTTCAATATCAATATAATCTTCAACAAAACTTGAATTGAAACCTTTTATTCCGATTTCATCAATCAATTCATCAATTTTTTCATATGCCGACATGTGGGTTCTATAATTATCACCAACCGCCCATCTTTCTTTTGATTCTTCTAATTCGTCAGTTAACAAATAAAAAGTTCTCATACTATAATATTTGTAATCATAAACCAAATTATATAAGTCAATTCTTTTTTCAAGTTCTTCAATTTCTTCTTCAACCGCTTCTAAATCCATCAGATTTTCGTTATCTTCCGTTTCTATTTCAATTTCTTCCATTCTTTCCTTCGCAGTATAGAGTTCCTGTAACCTTGCATCATGATTAGGTTCTTTAGCCTCATAATCGTCAGAAGATGAAGTCAAAAATTCAAATAAAACATTTGCCAAAATCGCAATCTCACTAGTTGTAGTTTCTAAATTCCATTCGTCTTCTTGTCGTAAAACGTTTTGTTTTTCAAATTCAATCTGTCTTTGTTTTTTGATTTGAATTTGTTCATATGGTGTACCATATGTTGAAATAGATTTGGTTTCAATCCCCTCAATAGAATTAATTTTGGTGTATGTTAGGTCTAACCCACCATTAACTGTGATATTTGTGATGTTGTTGGCATCCGTACCTCTCAGACTTAAATTACCATCAATAACAATCCTTTTACCTCTGAATTGTTTCATATTTTGAACCAATTTACCGTTATAGTCAGTAAACTTTAATAAGTCAATATATTGCTCAGGTGTTATAACAACACTCTCTTGGCCTTCTTCCTCAACCAACATCTGAACAACCTTTTGTATTTGTGATATATCTATATTAACTCTCATGATAAAAATTATATTAATAAATATTAAAATAACTATATTATTTACTATTAAATCACATGTGGTAAATATTTATAATAAAATACCAACAATATGGGCTGTGGATGTAAAAAACAAAGTGCGTCACCTGAACAGGTGAAAAAGTTAAGAACTGAGAGTATTAGAACTGCAATTCAAAGTACTATTGATAAGTACTACAACAGAAACAAGAAAAAGTAATAAACCTCTAATAAATTAAAAACGATGAAAAACAACAACGGTGGTGGTTGCGGATGTGGAAAATAATCTTTCCCGCAACATAAGAAAACTAAAAGGGGAATTTTTCCCCTTTTTTTATATTTATAATTATGGAAGTTAAAATGGGTGATACAATTTATATTAAAGGTTTCAAAAATGAAAACCCTGAATTTTATTGCTTGAAACATATGAAGGATTTGATAGGATTTCCAACAAGAGTTTTTTTAATTAGAAATGGTGAAGTTTATGTCACACATCCAATTTTAGATTTAGTTCCATTTTTAGAGGATTGTGTTGATTATGAGGTAATAGAAGATATTGATTTAGGTTATCACGGAGACCTGAAAAAAAAACAACAAATTGTTAAACAAATGGGTATAGAAAAAATTCCACAAAAATATATTAAAAAAATTTTCAAAAACTTAAACGAAGAAGAGGAAAAACCCGTATTAACAGGTTTCCAAAATAAGTTAGTAAAACTTATTACTCTATTTCAAAACGGAGATGTTACTGAGGAGGATATTGAAAACACCATAGGTAGTTTTGATAAATTTTTTGAGTTAATAATTAAATATAATTTATCACATTACATTGACCCTTTTAATAGTGACTGGTCTGATTATCAAAATAAAATAATTTATCAATTTATACAAAAAGACCCAAATTATATCTATAAGATGATGGAAATGGAATTTTCAGATATAACTGAAATTGATGGAAAATATTATGTTGATTTACAAGATTCTGGTGAACTGGCACAATTCTTTAGTAGTGGTAGAAACGATATTAGTGAAGATAGAATTGCCGAAATATTAAATGGAGATTATGATGGTTATTTTTATGATGATGTAATCAATGATATATTCAAAGATGTTTATGAAGACCTAGAACCAGAATACCAACAACAAATAAAAAATTATCTTAAAGAAGAATTACTTAAACTTGGTGAGTTATCTGTTGGATATAAAACACCTGAATTCATAGAAGATTTAGCTACAGAACAAGGTAATGAGTCAACACTTAAATTAGATGAGAATATTGTAACACAAATTATTAATGACAACGATTGTTTGGAATATTGTTTGAATAATCTTAGTTTAGACCTGAACCATGATTTATACACATTATACTCAAATTGTTATGGGTCGGTTTATGCTAACGAATTGTATGACTCAATTATTGGACAATTAGTCGGTGAGGTTATTGATAATAAAAAAGCTGAAGATTATAAATATAAAAAATACGATTACAATAAAAGTACAAGTACAGAAAGGTATGGTGTAAGATATGAAGTTACAAAAACTGCACATTATAATATTAAACTTTGGTTTGAAAATAACGTAAATAACCCATATGAAAATTTAAATTATTTCAGAGGTTATATCGACCTACTTAAAAGTTTATTTGAAAGTGGTGATTTAAATTGGTTGAGTTCTGGAAGAACCCCTGACTACCCCGATTTCAGCGACGTTACAAAATGTATCAATATTGAGTTTAATAGTTATTTATAATAACAAATTTGTTCAAGATTTGTTAACAATTCCTTAACACACTTCCAACATTACATACCTATATATTGGTATGATTAGTTTAATTTTTATTTCAACATTTTTAATTCTTAATGTTTCTTTAGTTATCCAAGACAGAAAAGAATACTTTAAGTACAATAGAAAATAATTTAGACTTTAACCTTTAAAATTTTAGTTCTAAAATTGAGTATGGAAAAAGAGAGTTGTATTTTAAATCAAGAATTTGTTAATAAGTTTGCAGATTTTTTGTGTCAAGAAGTAAGTGAAAATAACACCTACAAAACTAAACTATCCGTCGTTGATTGTAATAGTCTATTTATCATCAAAGGTTATACAAAGAACCCAAATGTTCTTGTCCTTAACAACCTTACAGATAAGTTCATAGAAGAAAACAAAGATAACTATTCAGACCTAACAGGACTTAACCTTAAAACGTTAGACATCATTGATTACGACACCAAAGACACAAACTTTGAAGACACTAAATTCATCTTTGAATATCCTGAAACTTTCACAACAAACAAACTATCATCAATAACAATACAATCAACATTCCCTCACGGATATTCTAAAAACTACTTAGGTAATCTTTATTCTTACCTTTATAAAATCTCAGAAAAATCACAACCGTACTTTAAATTTAGAAACATAAAATTGGAATTTGAAAGTAATGAGGGTAACCTTAAGTTCACAAAAGTAAAATCAGATAGTTACTATAGCTCAGAACTTCTCCTGTCAATATTAAACGACAACTTTGAGGGTAAGGTATCAGATGACTATCAACTACCGTCTAAATTGTTCCTAAACGTTATTTAAACACGTTTAGAGTAACCTACGATTTGGTAGAAGTCCCTATCACCGTCAATGTACTGTTTAACCATCACCAATAGGTTCCTGAACATGAATGCGTCTGGTGTTTGTTTTTCACACTTAGAAAATAATTCAACAAAAGAAATTAAAACTTCAACGGAATAATAACCACATCCTTGTAAGGTAAGATACTTTGATGTGAGTTTATTAACATACTGTAACTGGTAGGTATCCCTTGATGTCTCACAGTTAAATGGTTCGGTTTCATCATAGATTTTTATCAGGTCATCAATAAACCCTTTAATAACATTCGGAGCACATTGTTTCTTAGCAATCAAATCCACAATCCAATGGGTATGTGATGGTGTTCGTAATCTCTTACCTTCCTCCTTATGTTTTACGATAAAATCCAAATCAGGACGAGCACCCCTTCCACCTTGGTAGATAGCAATCTTCGATGTGGGGTCAACTTGCCAAAATGTCAAAGGGGTATGAACTACCCCTTTCTTTTTAAATGTTAGTTCTTTCATGGAACAAAACTACAAAATATTTTTGATAATTCCAACAGCTTCGTTAACATCTTGGAAATCTCTGTCGGGTGCGAATAACTTAGCGTCTTCTGTTATAGTATCAACAATCATAAATGCCGGAACAAAATCATTACCAGTCACTTCAACAAAAAGGTTATACTCCTCTTCGTATTTTTCAATGTCCCTTTCCTTAAACTTAATTTTGTTTTCTTTAAGTTGTTTTTTAAACTCTGTACACCAATGACATCCTTTCATTGTGTATGTAACCAATAAATTAGCCATTAGTTCTCAATGTGTTCAAGGATTAGTGATGATACGGTTTGAGCCGGTTTTAAACCAACCATTGTATGAGTATCAACACCTTCTTTATAGAATTTTAAAACTGGCACATTTCTAACACCCAAACTCTTTGAAAAATTGATATCACTCTCAACATCAAACTCATAGATTGACACATCAGTTGTAATTTTATTTAATTCTTCAGTTAATTGTTTACAGGGACCACACCATGTGGCATGCATCTTTAATATAAAATCTTCCCCGTTGTTAATCTTTTCTTGTATCTGACTACTTGTTAATTGTTCCATACTTTTAAATATTTTTACTTTCCTTTTTTTGTTTCAAAAGTTGAGATAAAAAGAACTTAACCTCACTCAACTTGTCAGCGTTATAATATAATTTTACTTTATACTCAACACCGTCTTCTTTAGATAAATAAATGAAACTACCGTTGGGTAGTTTACATATTAAGTCGGAGTAAACCTCACCATCACTATACATGATTGAGTTAATAAAAACTTTTTCTATGTTATCTCTTTTTAAGAAATCAGAAGGTGAAAGATTATGTCCATCAGATAACTGAAGAATTGATAAAAGTCCTTGTTTATCTAACAATCTATCCTCAAATAGGAATATCTTTTTTTCGTTTACCATTCAAAGTCAATGTAAGGTAAGTCGTCTCCGATGTCAATTGAATTTGATAAATGTTCCCAGTTAAGTTGTCCATTTTTATCAAAAATGAAGTTATACTCTTTTCTTCCACCACCAGTAACAAACTCAGCAACAGGATTACCCCAAACTTCATTAGAGATACGTTTTAATCTATTATCCAATATAGAAATTGCATTATCCCAAGTGTCATCTAATTGACCATTAAATCTTCCAAGTGTCTGAACTCGTTTGAATA